GTACAGATTACCCCTCAGTGCCTGATAAGCGACCTTGTGCTTCTTCACACCATCAGGAACGTTACCAGCCGCCGGAGTCCATGTTCCACGCGGATCGCCAGACGTAACTGTCTGAACGGCAACATACGCAACGAATGTACCTTGCGATGCATTGTACACATCGTCGGTGTAGCTCTGTCCCTCACCGATGTATGCATAAGGCAATCCCAGGACGTTGCCGAATCCAACATCGATGGTAGTTGCTGCCGTCAAGCCGAATGTAACCGAGACAACCCGCTTGAACGCCTTCTTACCCTGAATAGCAGTAACACCAGTCAGAGTGAAGTTCTCCACCATTGGCTGTCCAAGGTAATCTTCACCCTTAACAGACACGGCAGATGTAGCAGCACCGGAAGCCACAACAGTCAGGTTACGACCGAAGCGGCCCATCAAACTCTCGTCGGTGTTCTGTTTTGCAAAAGCAGCGGCGAAAGTCGTTACTGTACCCGCAGCCGCGATAGACTGTGCATCGACAATTCCCTTCGCAGCAGCAGCCTTCAACGGTGTAGGTGAAAGATCGAACGGGATATGTCCATTGATATCAACATCAGCAGCATATGCCATGTTGGGGACATAATCGTTCACACCTGCTGGATAGAATGAACCAAGAGCACTCATTTCACCACCTTCTCGATTGGAATGTGAGCAGACTTGGGTTGATGATCCTTGTTTACTTCACTCTCCATCTTCATGGAGATGATCGGAACCATCTCACCAAAGCCAGCACGCTCCAGAGCTTGAAGACTGTGATACATATGGCTATGACCACGCGGAAAGAATACCATGTAGCCAATGTCACTGACGACAGTCTCATGCACTAGAATGCGTGTCTTCTCATCGAACTTCGTAATCGTATGAGAGAACGGACCTTCCATCTCTACGATCTTATACGCCGGAACGGGACCGTCGTTCATAGTCGGAGCGTCGAATACCCGTTGGGTTGCATCTGCCATAACAGTATCTCCTTACGCGAGCACGACAGCGTGCGTACGGAATGCTTTCCACTGGCACAACTGTCCCTGCCAGATGACGCGGCGACCAACTGCATCGACATTCCAAGGTGCAGTGAGTTCCTTGATCTTCATGTTCACACCCTTGAGGATGTGTAGACGGAGGTACGTATCGTTGATGAAGTAGCACTTGTTGGTTGCACAGTCTTCATCGTAGATGATTGGGATGTTGTCGTGAGCAATCCCCTTGAAGCCGAGATCGGTAACGGCCTTCTTGATATCAGAGAGATTGATAACGAGCTTATCCCTCACTGCCTGCCTGTACGTACGGTAGATATCGCGGCCAGCAATGATAACAGATGGACGTTCCTTCTTGACGGTGAGATCAAGCAGGATATCATCGAACGCCTCTTCAATGTTCGTTGATGTAAGTCCGCCAGCGAAGTCGTACGAAGATGTTCTCCAGTCAGTATTAGCTGCTCGATCACGGCCGCCGAACGAGCCGGTTGTCGGATCATCAGGAATAGCAGCTTCCAATCCATACGGATCGACACCGGGACCAGAGCCGTACATATAGCCAGAGAACTTCTCCTGAATGCTAGTATCCAGGACTTCCATCTTCGCCTTAAGCAGCTTGAAGATAAGAGCATCACCCTTATTCTCATCCTGCTCCTGATCGGAGATGATAACCGTACCGGCAACACGCGACCAACCGTAACCGACCGTAGCGAATTCATTGGTCTGTGCAGTTGGCAGTGAGCCGTAGTATGCATATGCGGTGACGTTCGGATTGCGACCGACGATCAACGGATTGGTGATATCCTTACCACCATCCTCGAACTCGATACGTTCATTCGCGAAGAACCACGCAACGAGAGCGTTAGACTTGACATAAGCCATAACGAGCTTCTTGCGTGATTTCGTCAACACACTGTGCAGAATAGTGTCAAGTGGTGTGACGGCGGCCATGTCTCAGTTCCTCATCGTTGCGGTCTGGCTCCACCATTCATTGATGTACGAATGATATCCGACCATGATGCGTTGCTATCGGCATATGCACCTTCACCAATAGGTTGGGCTGGTCTGCCACTACCTGTAGCGAAGGGTTTACGTGTGCTCCTCTCGCGAGGGTTGGTATTCCCGTTACCTTGCACACTCTGCCTGTTAGCAATCTGAGGACCGAGTGGTTGTGTAAAGTCTAGTTGATGCTTATTCGCAAACAGCACTAAGGCGTTATATGCCTTCTGTGGAGACAGTTCAGGATTTCGACCCATGATGTCATCTAGTACATCTAGGTGTTGATCAGCATACTCATTCTCGCTGACCCACTTATCGAACCTGGCTTCTGCCTGCTTCGTCTGTTCGTCTGATACACGCTGTTGTTCCAGCGGTTTTAGGATAGGAGCTAGTCTTTCATCAATCAGTCTGGCAATGGCCGGTATCTCGATGGCATTCCCAGGATCGGCCCCTAAAATATCGGTGACATTATGCCCCATTGCCAACACCCGTTCAAGGATTTCCTTGGCGGCGGCAACCGGGTTCTGCTTGTACATGATGGCGATGTTGAAGGCTTCACCGATCTCCTCAGTGGATAGTCCAGCCTGTTTAACAGCACCGAAGTAGTTACTGCTGTCGTTATGTTCCTTATCATACTGAGCAAGTCTGACCTTACTCTCATCCAGTGCAGTAGTCAGGCGTTGTGTCTTCTCATAGAGACGGCGTTCAGTACCTGCCTTAGCAATCATCTGACCCGTTCTAGGATCAACAATGTTACCCTTCTTATCTACGGCGTTGTTTCCGACTTTCTGGTACTGTTCCTGCTTACCTGTCTTCCGTACAGGTGGCTCCTCGCCTTCTCCAGCGTCTTCACTACCTTCTTCAGAACCTTCTTCGCCTTCCTCACCTTCACCTTCGCCATCAGCAGTATCAGATTCATCTGTTTCCTCTTCCCCTTCTTCCTCCTGTTCTCCTCCTTCATCTTGATCCTCCTGTTCGGAGTAATCACTGTCCATACTATCCATATGGTCGATCTGCTTGAGGACTGCTTCTTCGTTGATATTACGTGCCATAACCTATCTCCCTACTGCATTGGCACCTGTTCGGAATTGGACGGTGCATTGGCTTGCAGTTCTGAAACAACCTTCTCGACTGCTTGTCGAATAGGCGTACCTTCCTGAATCAGGTTAGCAAGAAACACTCTAGCCTGATCTGGTAGTCCATCAATCAACTGTTCTACCTGTTCAATAGACACGCCACCTGGTCCTTGTGGTCCTTGTGGCGGTTGGCCTCCTTGTGGTGCTCCCTGTCCCGGTGCTTGTGGTGGTTGTCCCGGTCCCGGCTGCTGTGGTTGTCCCTGTTGTAGTTGAGCAGCAATGGACTCCATAATCATCTGCCAGTCTTCACTACGAATAACTACTTCATCGAACGCTCTCTCCATGACCCGGAGCGCAATGAGGATCGCAACAGGTGCAGCACTAGCGAATTGACCAAGTGCTTGGCTAATCTGTACCGCCTGCTGTTTCTTGGTAGCACTAGTCGGCTTGAGCGTACTACCACCCACAACCTGAGCAGTAAATCGCATACCACCACTGATGATAGCTTGCCTGCTCTGTTCCCATACATCTGCCATCTCCGATCCAAGGATGTTGGCAACTGTATCCCTATCCATATTGTGTATGCATACATGAAGCAGCATCGTACCGATCTTACCGAGGCAATCCTCTACAGCATCAACCTTCTCATCGAGCCGTGTCTGTGTAGTGGATTCATATGACTCGATAGCCTTGTTCGTAGTGTTGGTCTTATATTCAACGCCTCTCATAACGTTGGTAACAGATGACACTCGATCGATAGCCTCTAGCAGCTTGGACTTATCGAATACAATCGTATTGAGCATATGGGCAGACTGAGGAGCGAACGGCTGGAATAGCTTAGTTAGATCCATCTCAGCAGGAGCTTTAATCCCTAGTGCTCGCTTCTCATTCGTACCTGCTAGGAAACTGTCGACAATCCTCTCATCCTGAATGACAGAACTGTTGTACAGTACCTTACCTGTGATGTACTTACGGCACTTAGCTACTTCATTGTTAATAGCGTTAATGCCGTCCTGTTGATCGAGATACATAGTTGTTTCAGATCGAGCATAGAATTCAGAAGGATCATCATAGAAGTTAAGCCGAACGAGAGGAAAGAAATTGGGATATCGATAGGGGTCATCCCACACCCACAGCGGCCACTTCCAATCTCGGTCATTGTAAAGGTAAACTCGCCTTGTGATCTTGTCCCATACGTACCAGACCTTCGACCGCTGGGCACGTTGATAACTTTCTTCATCCTCATAGCCGTAATC